GAACGCCCAACAATTCCCAATTGTCCAAAACGGTGTTCAACCACGTGAGTGCCTTTATGCGCCCGTTTGGTACACCCAACCGGCGGGGTTCGATACGCCGCCACGATAAATCCATGGCCACGCCGCGGGCGTGGTTTGAGATTATGCCGCGTGTGGTGTCGGATCCGGTGCCTTTCATGTTGCGGAACGCGTACGTGCCGTTGTTCCACAATGCGCCGTTGGACGTTGCGGCGGCCTGCCGCGCCCACTCCTCAGTGCCCGCCAACGGGCCGGTAACCACCGTGTAGCCGGGCACCTTGTAGGCGGGCATTACTTGTTTTCGGGTTCGTCTTTTGCAACGAATAGGCACGCCGTTTTTTTGTTGCCGATCAACGTCGAGACGTACGCCAACACGCCCGACACCACCGGGATTGCCAACGCCACCAATTGCATGTCCCAACCGCGTTTCCACGCGACGTAGGTAACCAACGCAATGATTGCGCCTTTTAGCGTCTGATCCGCCGTTTGTAGTTGCGCGTTTTTGTCCACGGCCTACCGCCCCAACAATGCCGCTATTTCGTCCGCCGTCAAACCCAACGCCGCCAATTTGGTGTGCGCGGATTGCAACGCCGCGTTGCGTGCGTCGAGCGCGGCGGCTTGTGCGGCGGCCTCTGCGCGTTGCGCGTCAATGGCGGCGGCCTCGTCTAAGGTTGCGTCACGCACCTCGTCGTTGATCTGTACCTTGTACGCCATATGTTGCCTCAGTTCTGTAATCCGTACACTTTGATCGTGCCGCCGGTCATGGTGCCTGCGACAGACAACGTGAATGCCGTGTGTTGTGTGGTGCTTGCCTCAAATCCCGCGCCAAAACTAGCCGCGCCGCCGGTAGTCCTTACTTCGTTGCCAAAAGCGAAAAATATTGTCGGTTTCGCCATGTTCGGTTGCCTTACGAACAAAAACACTCCGTTATTGTCCGTTGTCGAAAGTCCGCAAGGGAACGAACTACCGTTGTTCGTGTTGGTTGCGCTCGTATTACCCGCCGCAAAAAACACGTTCCATGCGCCCTGATAATAGCCCGTTGTGGTCGAACCTAGTTGCAGATTTATACCTTGTGCGGTGCTACCGACGCCACCCGACACCGTAATCAAATAATTGTCGTATGTGCTACTGAACGCACTTGAGACGGTGACGCTTGAAACCGCGCTACCGATCGTCGTAGAACTAATGAGCGTCAAACCGCTAGCCGGGGCCGTTTCGCTACTAGGGAAAAACAAGAATGTGGACGCGGACAACGCCACAAGGGTGCCCGATTGGTATTGTGCCAACGCCAAACTGTCGGACGTGTTGATCGTCACCCCGGCCCCGGCGGTGACGGTGGAAACGCCCGCCCCCTTGTTCACGATTTGCACCGTGTCCCCGACACCAAAAATCGAATTGTTTACCGTCACCGTGTTGGCGCTAGCGACGTTCATAACCACCCGTTTGCCAACGTCCCCGACAACCAACGTGTAACTAGCGGTTTGATCGTTCAACGGCAACGTCGTTATCGCGTTCAATTCGGCGGCCTCCAACACGGCCCCGGCGACAAACGGAAACGGTGTAGCCATACGCGCCTAGCCTAACCCAACGCGTTGGTGCTATTGAGCACCCCGAACACCGGATCGTCGAGCACCAACAAATACAACACGGTGGTGTCCGCCGTGTAGAACGTGAGCGTGTGCCCGCCGTCCAACGCTATTTCGCCCTCAATACCCTCCACCGACAATTCGCTAGTAATCGTCCCGTAGTTCTCAACGTTCACCGTTATCTCGATTGTGTCGCCAATGTCCACCGTGGCCACCGTGTCGCGTTGCGCCTCCGTGAGCATTGCCAAATTCACCGTTAGCGCGGTAAGACGCGGTTCGGGATCCGGTGCCAACAAGTAGGTTGCCGCCGCGTCTATCTGGCCTTGCACGTGCAACAACGATCCGCCAACCTCGCGGGATTGCGTGAAATAGGTGGCAATACTGCCCGCGTCCGTGTCGGTAGCCGTGTTGCCGTTCAACGCCTCAACCACGGCCCGGTTCACCACTTGGCGTGCGTCAAATTGGATTTGCACCGTCCGATATTTCATGTCGGTGCCCTGATCACTGAACAAGGCCGTGGGCCCGCTAAGAGTGGTGCCGATACGGTTTTGGAACGTAAGCGTGCCGGACGCGTCCACGAACAACCGCCCAAATTCGGCGGTGTCGTTGATCTGTTGCAGATACGCCAACACGTTCGTGCCGGCGGCCACGTCATACGCGGCGGCGTGCCCCAAATCCACGGTGCCCGCCGCAATTGACGTGGCGTACGGGTAGTCCACCTCCGGCAACGCCAACACCGTGGTTATGCGTTGTCCGGACGTTTGCGCCGTGGGGTTGAACGCGGCGAACACGGCGTTGGCCAACAACCAGAAATTGTCCACGCACCGAACGGACACCAAATTTTGTCGGTCTAGGTTGTATTCGTAGTCGTAACTTTCCACCACACCGTCAAACAATTGCGTGGCCTCGCGGTACAAACGGACGCGCCGCATAGGTGCCAAACCGGGCACGTTGTCGGTGGTGTTGTAGTAAATGCTCGTGGTGTCGTACGGGTTCAATATGCCGCCCGCCAACGTGTCGTTCAATACAAACGTCATGGTGCCCGCCCCGAACTGATCAAACGGCGTTTGCCTGCCCCTTGAATACGTCACTGCCGTGACGTACTCCGTTATGTCCGCATATTGTGTCGGGCCGGGTGCCAACACGTACGTGGCACCGTCCAACACGCCTTTTACCAAATCGTCCAACACGAACGCGTACGTGTCGTAGCCGGTGTCCAATTCCACCGTGTAGTCGCCGGCGGACGCAACAACGCCCGGCATTACGCCACCCGAATATCAATAACGCCACTACGCCGGTTGTATTGGCGTAGCGCGTTTACGATTTTGTCGGGTAGTGACGCGTCCGCAATCGTTGAATACACGTTTATGGTTACCCCGCCCATGGGGTTGGCGCGGTTCAACGGGATCACGGCCTCCGGGCCGCGTTCACCAACCAACGCCAACGTGGGGCCGGTGACTATGCCGCCGTCGGCTAATTCGGGTATTTGTGGGGCACTGAACGAACGGCCACCCAACCCCGGCACCCAATCGGGGAACGTGAACGACAATTTGCCAACCGTCGAATTCCACAAACGTGCGATCCCGTTGAACACCGCTCGGTAGAACGACAACACGCCGTTTAGGTAACCCTTTATCAAATCCAGACTAAATTCCACGCCTTTTTGCACGGCCTCAAACAACGTTTGCAAGAATTCGCGGAACGTTTCAGATTTCTGATACGCGACAACGAACGCGGCGGCCAACGCCGCCAACGCGATCACCACCAACCCAATCGGGTTTGCACTCATTACGAAATTCAACGCCAATTGCGCCGCCTTTACCACCACAAGGGTTGCTTGGTAAACTTTCATTGCCGCGTTCACCGCCAACACCGCGACACCCAACCCGCCGACAACTCCGGCCAATATGAGAAACACCTCCGTGTTTTGCGTCGCCCAATTCGCCAACGGTTGCAGTATTCCCAACAACTTTTCGAGCACCGGCAACAACGCCGCCCCTACGCTCTCCTTGGTTTCGTCCAATTGCACTTTCATTATCTGCAACTTGCCGGCGAACGTGTCCGCCTTGGCCGCCGCCGCCCCGCCAAACGTGGCCGCCAGATCCTCCGAGAAATCGCCCGCTAGTTTGCTCGCCTCCGCCAAATTGAATTCCGCGTCCGCCAACTTGCGTTTGGCCTCCTCCATTTTGGCAACGTCCGATTTGGACAATTCCAATTTGGCGGCGTGTTGCCCCTCCAAATCAATGACTTTTTCCAACGCCTTTTCGCGGGCCTTTTCCGCCTCCGCCAACGCCTGCAACGATTTGGTGTTGTCCCCCAACGGAATACCCAAACGTTGCAACGCCGTGTATTGGCCTTGTTCGGCCTTGGACAATGCAATGGTGACGCTTTCCAAATCTTTGCCGGTGGCCGCCGATATGTCGAGCGCAACGGACATGAGTTTTTGCGAGCGTTCCAAATCGCCCGTGCCTCGCGCAAGGTTTGCGAACGCCGGGCGTAGTTGATCGTCGGCCACGCCGGTGGCCAACGACATGGCCGTAATCGCGTCCTCCGTCGCCGCAATGTCTTGTTCGGTTGCCCCGGTGGTGTTTACTAACGCCTGTGCCAACAATTCTTGCGCCTGTGCGTCCTCCATAGCCGCCTTGGTTGCGGACACCATGGCCGCCCCTACACCGGCCACGGCGATACCGGCGGGAATGGCCGCCTTTTTCAACGCAAATTGCGCTTTGGCCCCTACGCCCTCCAATTGTTTGAATTCTTGGATCGCGGCCTTTACGCCCTTGCTATCGAATTCGGAAACGATTGGTAGGGATACGGCCATGGTTACAACGCTAGACGATTAGCGGCCCGGGGTTTTCAATTCGTTCTCGACCTCGCGCATTACGCGTTCGACAAGTTTTTCCATTTCTACGTCCAATTCGTTTTTGTTGCGTTCGTAACTAGGCCAGACGGTGCGGGACGCGGTGCCGTACCGGGATTGCAACATGGCCAACAATTGCGGGCCGCCCACGGTGCCAACCATGCGTCCGTGCGATCCCATGCGCGACGGGTTGCCTACGGTGCCGGCGGATTTGCGGCCCGCCATGTCGAACACTGTGTTGGCGAACCCGCGCCACACCATGCGGAACGTGCCTACGTTCTCCATAGTGCCCCGAAATTCTTTTACGCGGCGCGTGGATATTTTGGCCTGCAACGATTTTTGGGCTTTGATACCGTTCCACCCTGAACGCGGCAACACCTCCGTGCCGGACGCGTAACGCCACCCGCTACGTTCCATGCCCGACACCGGCGCAATTGTGGGGATTATCTTTTGGGCGTGATCAATGAGTGGTTGCACGATTTGTTTGTATTCTTTGGTGATTTCGCGGCGCAACGCGGGCGCGGTTTTGTTGAGCGTTTTCAACGCGTCTTTCAGGCCGACAACGCCCACGTCCAGATCAACGGGCACGGGTGGCGCGTTCCATGTCGCGGTTCTGTTTGTGTATCACGTCCACCACGGTAGCCATGTCGTATTCGTCAAATTCGACGTTGGGCGGCCACCACCCGGTTGCCACCAATATTTCGGCTAGACGGCGGCGGTAGCCGCCTCCGTAGGGTTTGCCGGCCCCGTGTCCACGGGTGTGGGCGGCCCGTCCAATTTCAATTCGTAGTCCGCCAACGACAAATTGGCGTGCGGCCCCTTGCCGCGTTGTATCGCGTACCACGTAAGGATTACCATGTCGGTGGCGCGTAAATCCGTGGATAGTTGTTGCATGGAACGTTTGGTGTGGCGTTCCCAATTCAACACGTCAATAAAACGCGTCTCCACCTCAAACATATTGCCGTCGAGCGTGACGGCCCATTTTATGATCACGCCGCTAGCCGTCCGTTACCGGGCTATGACGTTGCGGCGGCGTACGTGCCGCCGGTAAACGTTAGTTGCACCTCGCCCAATTCACCCAAATTGGCGGCCAACACGTCCATGGCCTCCAAATACGTGTTCGTCAAACTGAATTTGGGGTTGGTTGCGGAAACGCCTGTCCCGTCCACCGGGGTGCACTCTACGTAGCACTGTGTCCCGACAAGTGGCGCAAGCGTGGCGTACACCTCGCTTGCCTCGTACGATTGGTTGAACGTGACGACGAACGTGTTGGAATTCATGCCGGCCTGAAAAAACCTGTCGCGGCTAGCCATGCTCGAACTTTCCAATGCATCCGCTTGGCGCGTCAGTACGGCACTTTTTGCAAATTCCGTGAGATCAACCTTGGAACCGGACGCGGCCCCGATCTGCACCTCTGGCGCACTGTAATACACGGTCTGTGGCATTGCCATGAGTTATTCCTCGCTTTCGCTAGATACTTTTCTACCACGCTTGGGTGGCGGCGTTGGGGATTGTTCGGCCTGTATTGCGCCTATCTGCAACAAGTAGGCCGCGTCCACCTCCGACAGTTCGCCGGCCTCGATCGTGTCGCCCGGTTCGCGTCCGGCGCATTTACGCAAAACGGTGTACGTCATGGCCCTATCTTAGCCCCAATCGTTAGTTCGTAACTTGCAAATTCTTGGGTGCCAATCGTT